ATGAGTTTATGCTCCGTCGTCTTCAATTCATGGTGACAAAATGTAACTGGAACGATTTTGGAAAAACATGGGGAGAACGTATATTTACTGTATGGTCGGCTTGTGAGGGCATGGCATGATGGTTAATCAAATAACACGAATACTACTCACCATAATTATGGTGGGTTGCTTGTGTTTTGCCTGCTATGAGATAGGCAAAAGTAAGGCAAAAGTTCAAATTGTTGAAAAAGAAAAAGAGGTTATTCGGTATGTTGAAAAACAGAAGGCTAAAATTGCTGCAAAGCCTAATGCTTCTCGCGATGAGCTTGTCCGGATGTTCAAGTCCGGCATATTATAGCAGTTGTCCGGTATATCCGGTTGGCGGCGAAAAGGTCGGTATTGAACTTGAGCGGCTGAGTTTTGAAGAATATCCGGCAACTTGGGAATGGTTGGCGAGAGTTGATAAATTGCGGCAGGAGCTTGAAATATGTCATTGAAATTGTGGATATATCGACCAGATAAAGCGAACCGCCTAAGCATATGGTTAAGGAGTTATGGTAGATGAAAATATTTGTTGACGCTTCATTAGATGAAAAGCGTGGTGTTGCAGGAATCGGGCTTTTTGTGAAACGAGGTGCAAGCAGTCGAGCAATCTCGAACTGGTATAAAACAAACGATGTAAACGAGGCTGAACTTTGGGGAGTGTATCAAGCGGCAATACTTGGACACGGCAAAGACTGCACAATATACACGGATTCTAAAACCGCTTTAGCTTATATTCAAAAAGAAGTCAAAGACAAGCCTAGAACCCAAGAGCAGTATATTAGACATAAGAAAATGGAATGGCTTGCTTGTCAGATAAGAAGATTAAATCCAAAGGTTGAGTGGGTGCGTGGACATTGCAAATATTACCAAGAACTGCCTATTGGAAACAATGTAGCTGATATGATGGCGAAAAATGGGAGGTCAAAATATTACGCACAACAAAAAACCTCCCGATAGTCTGGGAGGTGGGGACTTTTATAGAAAGGAGTCGAAGAAAGTCCTTTAATTAAAATATAATACCTTTTTTAAAAAAGTCAACCCAAAATTTTTTCTAATCTATCTCTTTTGTATGCTTGGATTGATTTATTGACTATGTATAGATCTTGTCCTTCTTGTAATTCTTTTGCTAATTGTCTAACTCTTGCCGGCAATGTTTCACGTGAAACAATACCATAAGAAACGGCGTTTTTAGGTAATCCCTCATAAACAGGCTCGCCTATATATAATTTGTAAAAATCTTTCATCTTATAATCCTCAAGTAAAATTTAATAAAAAACCAAAAAACCTTAATTTTATTTTTAAGGCTTGGTTTTCGGCATCCGCACTCCCAACAAGATAAAGTGCCGCGGCTTATTTTCATAAGCATTGCAAGCTGATTTTGTGTATATCCGTGTTTAATTCTAAAATCTTTCATAGCACACCTCCAAAATATAGTTTATAAAAAAATAAAAAAATGTCAATTAAAATAAAAATAATTATTGACTTTTATTTTTTTTATATGTATAATAGTCTAAAAAGGAGGTGATAAAATGAAATTGATTAAATACATTGCTTTGACACATACGCCGTCAACTCATATTATTTGTATTCCAGTCAAGATGATTCGTGAATTAGGATTATTAAAGGATACAACAGTTCAGATTGAGTTAGATGACGACAAAATTATAATTAAAAAAGTAAAGGAGTAAATTTATGGAATTTTTAAAAGCATTGGCAGAATTACAAGATTCTGTTAGTAAAATCACGAAAAACGCAGACAATCCGTTTTTTAAGTCAAAATATACCGATTTAAACGCAATCTTTGAGGAAGTTAAACCAAAGATTCGTGAAAAAGGGTTTATTTTAATTCAAACCGTTGAGGGGAATAGACTTCACTCGCAACTGATACATATTGAAACAGGCGAGAAAATAGAATCGTTTATGGATTTATTAACAGTTAAGCCTGATATGCAACAGTTAGGTTCAGCGGTTACCTATGCAAGACGTTATTCTTTACTTCCGATGTTAAACATTGAATGTGAAGATGATGACGGCAATCTTGCAAGCGGTAAAACTAAGACATTTAACGAATTGGAAACCTTTGAAGATTTTGACACGGCGATTCGTAGCTGTAAATCGGAAAAGGCAGTAAATGCTTTATGGTATAAATGGCGAGAAAAGTTTACCAAAGATTCCGATGAATACAAAAAACTTTCTCAGACTTCAAGCGATATGAAAACAAAACTTTCCAACCCTGATTTGGGAGTTCAAGTAAGATGATATATGAGGAAGTAATAAATGCAGAAAAAAGACTTGACGATTGTATTGATTGGGAAACAGGCGAAGTCAACCAAGATTATGACGGAGCTTATCAAGAACTTCAAGCGGTTTTATCGTGTGGAATAGAAACCCTTTGTAAAATACGAGCAAATAAACAAGCTAGAATTGAATCCTTAAAGGCGGAAATCAACCGTCTAACCGAGAAAAAGAAGGTTGAAGAAAAGCGTATTGAAAGCCTAGAAAAGTATATCAAGAGTCTTTTTGATAAAACTGGAAAAGAAAAACTTGATGCTGGAACGTTTAGTTTAAGTTATCGTAAAAGCACGCAAGTTAAAGTTGATGATGATTTTGATATTGAGGATTATATGCGTGTTAAAAAAGAGGTGGATAAAGCTAAAATTAAAGCTGATTTATTGGCAGGTGCTGAAATTGCAGGTGCTTGCTTGGTTGAAAACAAGAATTTACAAGTGAGGTAAAAATGGATAGGTTTAAATTTAGAGTTTGGGATAAACAACAAAAAAAATATGAAGATTTACCAAAACTGATAAATCAGGAAGGAGAATTAGTCAGTTTTGCCGTTAGAGATGATTTGAGTAAATTTTATGACATTGAGCAATGCACCGGATTGAGGGATAAAAACGGAGAGCTGATTTATGAGGGCGATATATGCAGAATTAAAGGCACTTATTATGATTGCGACTACAAAGAATATCTTGAAGTTGATGATAATGAAAAAGTTGAATCACTGGAAAAGTTTTTCGGAGAAGCAATGTTAAAGGGCGTGTACTCTGCTCTTGGTTGTGATACTTTACAAGTAGAAATTATCGGTAACATCCACGAAAATGCAGATTTAATGGAGATTTAAAATGAAAATAAAAGACTATCCTTTTCAAATAAAAATTGAAAACAAAATATCGGGTAAAGGCAATCAATATACCAGTATCGGAATTGGTATAACAAGTGTCAAAGATAAAGATGCTAAAACAGCACAAGATAAATATAAAACAGATTGGTTAAACTTGATTGATAAGCGTGATTTGCTTAAATTGGGAACTTTATGCTTAAATGCTTACCAACAATGGACGGCAGACCAAAACAAACCACAAGATGAGAAAAAAGTAGAAGTATCTAGCGATACAAATAGTTACCCTGATTTAGATTCGGATATTCCATTTTGAAGATACGCAACGTTGCAGAATTAAAACCTATCTTTAGAAGTCTTTACGATACTGCAAAGATTCTATTAGATAATGGCAAAGAAGTAGTAGCTGAAGTAAGCGAGTTCAAACCAAAACGAACAAACGCCCAAAACAGCTACTATTTTCTGTTAAATAATGAAGTTGCAAAGTTCTTAAACGATTCGGGGTTGACTTATGGTGAATTTAATCTACCATATAACAAGGACATAGTCCACGAAATTCAAAAAAAGATATTCGGAATTGAAACAACAACCAAGATGACGGTTAAAGAGTTTTGCGATTATGAAACGCAGGTAATTCATTTTTGGCAAGAACGAACGCACGGCGAATGGCAACCGAGCGAAACACCTGAAATTTACCTGATTCGCAAAGGTTATGATTTGGAGTATAATTTAAGATGAAAGCGATTGAAAAAGAATTAGATGCTTTGGTGCAGAGGCTACACAAAAGTCAAAGATGCCATATATGCGGTGTTAAGTATGCAGAGGCAATACATCATATTATCGGTAGAAGTAATAAGATGTTGCGCTATGATATTGTTAATCTATTGCCGGTTTGCTATGGCTGCCACCGTAAAATACACGATGAAGGATTAAATGCACTTCATTATATACCAAAAGAGCAGGCTCAATATTTGATGCAGGTTAAAAATGAATCTTATAAAGATTTTCTGACTTTTGAAATGCAAATGACAGAAGACGAGTATTTAAAGGAATGTAAACAATCATTATTGAAGGTAATCAATGCATATCTTAATTAACTGTATTCCGCCGAAACATACGGCACAAGCAAGCAATAAAATACTAAAGACCAAAGACGGAAAGTATTTTATAGGTAAAAAAAGCGATTCTAAAGCAAAACAAACGCAGAATGACTTAATATCGTTACTTTATCCATACAGACCACAAAAACCGCTTGAGGGTGCGTTAAAACTGGAAATAAAATGGGTTTATCCTTTTAGAAAATCCGAACCAAAGAAAAACAGAATCGGTGAATTGTATTGTTATACACGTCCTGATGTGGATAATTTGTGTAAATTGTTATTTGACGTAATGACACGGCTAGGCTTTTGGATAGACGATTCGCAAATTGCTGATTTGCATTTTGTGAAATATTGGAGTGATAATCCAAGAATTGAAATTTTTATTGAACAACAGTAAAATTTTAATTGATTTTTAACTTTTATGTATTATTATGATAGATGCGATTAGGATAGTGAATAGATGAATGTTAATTATGGGGTAGTTTTTATTCTATTCACTAACGCATAAAAACTCCTCCCGAGTTCTACCCCACCTTTTGAAAGTCGTTAGTGAAATGATACAAGATGGTTATTCAATTTGTTTTAATAGGTGGGTATTAGATACCCGAATAAAGAACGAACTTCCTTTATTGTTGATAATATCAAGTTTAACTGCAAAGACGGGCGAATGTTTTGCAAGTAATCAATATTTTGCGACATTATTTAATTGCACGGAAGTTTCAATATCACAAAAAATAAACAAACTTATTAAAATAGGTTATATATCAGCAGAATATGAAAAGCGTGGTGCTGAGGTTAAAAGAAGGGTTTTACGATTAAAAAATTTTTTAACCGACGATTTAAATATTTTTTATCCGACGATTAAAAATATTTTTAAGGATAATAATATAAGTAATAATAATACAAGTAATAATAAAAAAGAAATATATAAAGAAAAAAGATTTTCCAAGCCATCTGTTGAAGAAATTAAATTATATTGTTTGGAGAGAAAAAACGCTATCAATGCAGAGCAGTTTTTTGATTTTTACGAGAGTAAAGGTTGGAAAATTGGGAGCCAATCAATGAAAGACTGGAAAGCGGCTGTCAGGACTTGGGAGAGAAATACAAAAGTTACATTTACTAATGAAGAAGGAGTCCCTTATTGATGAAAGTATATGAACGATATAAAGATTGTTCTTTTGATAATTTCAAAAGCAATACTGATATTTCAAAATTAAAAAATCCAAAAGATATAAAAAATAATATAATAATCATTGGAGGAGTTGGAACGGGGAAGACCCACCTTGCGTATGCAATCTTAAATATGCTTGCCGAAAAGAAACATTATTCAGAGGCTGATTATTATATAAGTGATTATGTTCTCTATACAACAGTAAAAGAAATTATTGATAATATTAAGGCTCAATGGAATAATGAAAATGAGTATATTAGAGAAGTAATTAGAGATTATAAAACAATTCCGTTACTAATAATAGATGAAATAGGTGTGCAGTATGGGAGTGAAAGCGAGCGTATAGAATTATTTGAAATTTTCAACGAAAGATATAATAATATGTTGCCTATAATTGCAATATCAAATTATGGCAGAAAACAAATTGAAAAGATTTTAGGGTTGAGAATATGCGATAGGTTGTTTGGGGGGGCGGATATAATAGAACTAACAGGAGAAAGCCATAGGTAAAGGAGATGAGGAGATGGGGAGTTTATGTAAATCTATGATGGAAAAGGTTTGTAATAATTTTGAAGTAAGTATAGATGAGATTTTTTCGACAAGGAGATACGAAAAAATAGTAAACGCCAAAAAGGTTATATATTATGTATTAAGAAAATCGGGTTTATCTTTCAATCAAATATCGAGAATTGTCAATAAAGACCATCAGACGATAATGCGAGGCATAGCCACAATCCCTCAAGAATATCTACCTTATGCTGATTATATATCAAAACAATATAAAGACTGGAAACAAGCCGAAAAAGAGGAACAAAATAATTTACTCTTGGAAAAAGAACGGCAACATATCTTAGAGTTACTAAACGCTGGGGAGTCAATAAACAATATTGCATTAAATATAAATAAATCTAAAAGCTATACAGAACAGCAGATTTTAAGGCATTTCGAAAGAAAAATTCTGCCAGATTATAAAAAAAATGCACAATTTATAAAATATTTTGAAAAAAATAAAAAAAACTATTGACTTTTATTTTTTTAAGGTATAATATAAGGGTATAAGTTAAACGAAAGGAGCAAAACAATGAGAACATATCTTGGAACTTTAGAAACTTTTAAAACTCTTCCTCAACATATAAAGAATGAGGTTTTTAGAAAGCTTGGTGGGTATTCTGAAGCAACCATTGATTATGGGTGTGCAACCTATTGGTTTGAAAAAGAAACTCTTAAAAAACAATATGCAAAAGAAATTGAGAGAGAAGAAAAAAGATATGACAATGAGTGTGAAAACGCTAATTGGAATGATTTATGTGATTAAAACAAGAAAAAGAAAGGAGCAAAACAATGAATAACAATTACGAAAATTTTCTACACAAAGCCGCAGACAATGTATGGACTTGGTGGGAAGAAAACAAGTTTGAAGACGAAGGACTTGGAGAAATAAACAAAGCAAGCCAATTTTCAGATTGGGTAGATGGTGTTGATGATGAAAGTTTAGCATCTATCGGCGGAGTTATTTTTGAAAGCGCAAGTCAATTAAGAGCAACAATTAACAAAGGTATTAACAAATACTTTGACGGAGCAAACAACGAATTATGGGAGAATTTATAATGATAAGAGCATTTTTGGTAACATTCTTTTTAGGTTTTTTAATGATATACATTGCGCATAATACATACCAAACAAGCCAGTCAAAGGCAAGATGTGAGCAAATTGTAGCACAGATTCACCAACACGCAGAAAACCTGAATAGCTTATAGGAGATGAAAATGTTTAATGAAGATGATTTTTTTAATTTAAGTAAAGAAGAATATTGCCAAAAATATAATATTCTCTCCGAAGAATACGATATGTTACAAAAAGATTTTCAGGAGATGTGAAATGGAACAGCAAAATTGGGAACTTATGGGCAAAGTCTATAAAGAGCAAGTAGAATCTTTGAGAGCAGAACTTGCCAAGAAAGAAAAAGAAATCCAACACTTGCACGAACTTTTAGACCTTCAAGAAAAGGAGAAGACCAATGACAAACAATGCGCCTGATTATACCGATAACCTCGCCTTTCCACCGCAAGGCGATTGGAGCGATACACAACCTAAGAACAACACCGATAGAACACAATCAAGTTGTGATATGGTTGATAAAATAGAAAAGTTGAGCAAACAGTTGGAGATAGCGGTTAAGTGTTTAAAAAACTATAAATCAGGCACAACGGACAAATGGTTTGCAGAAGTCGCACTTGAACAAATAGAGGAGTTAGAGAAATGACACAAAGAATATTTGATACCGATAACGAACAGGATATGCAAGACTTATGGAACATATTGCCTGATGATGCGGAAAGAATAACTCCTGTAAAAGGAGAATTTAACCATATTGAGTTTGAAGATGATGAGTTCAATACAATACTTTTCAAAATCAACTGGCACGATAAAACAGAAATCACACGACCGATACAGGAAGCCACAGAACAGGATATAGGGAAGTTGTGTGCATTCTGGGACTACAAAGAAGAAATACGATACGGTAGGCTTGATAGAATTTTAAAACAAGGAAAAATGACCTTTTATTTATTAGAGGATATAAGAGATTATTGCCACGCAAGGCGGTTGACTAAACAAGAGATTGAGGAACTTTGTTAAGACGGAGAATGAAGAATGATAAAAGTAGGACAGATATACATAACAGACGGCGAAATAGTAGTAGTATCGTTTTATCGGAAAGGGCAGATAGGGATAATCTACAATGACGGATATGTGATAAATATTTTTAATGACATAATATCTAATTCCGAACTCATTGCCGAATATCCAACTTGGCAAGAAGCTGTAAACAGTAAAGAATTTAAGGGAGAATGAAGAATGAAAACAACAATATTAAGCCTTTTAATAGTAACAGCTTTTACCTGTCAGAGTATAAAGACATCAGCTTTTTCTGGCTTTGATGTTATAAAAAGATGTGAAAATGACGAAGTTATATGTTATTTCGCGAAAATGTGGAATGCTGGTGGAATGTCTTGTAAATTCAAAGACCAAAGTGCTAACGCCAGCAAAAAGGTAGGTAAGTGATGATTAGACGATTACTGTGCTTGCTAGGGTTTCACGATTTTATAGATTGTTGTAATGACGGTAAATGCTTTTTAGCAGGTGGATTTGTAAACGGTGATTGTTATAATTGTGAGTATGGACACGGACATAATATGATTTGTAGATATTGCGGAAAGGAGCTAAAAGATGACTGATATTGTTCATAAAAACGGAAAAATACTAAAACAAGGTGAATTTGCTAATACTAAAGATATGCCTTTTTATGTTTCAGGTTCAGCAGAACATGCAAAAGCAACGAAAATACAAAAAATAAAATACGATGTCGGAAATGAGTGCGTTTTTGAAATAACCAAAGGCGATAAGAAGTGGACAATATCTTTAGATGACTTCTTTGATAAAGTAATTCAGATATGTGGAGAGAAAAAGATGACTAACTTAACCGAATATAGCTGGTATTATTGCAAAATGAAGGATGACGATATACAAATGCTTGAACGTGGAGATGATTATTTCTTATCAGGAGATGTGCCATTGTTGAATAATGAAGTAGAACAAGTCCTTGGTGAAGTGCCAAGTTATGAACAATGGCAAGCAAAACTAGAAGAAAACGAAAATCTCAAAAAAGATTTTAAACTTATGAAAAGATTACTTCGAAGAATGGAAGAAAGTGATAATGCAAGAGAGAAATTTCAAAATGGACGAATAGAAAAATTCAAAAAACTTCTGAAAGAGTGTGTAGAATATGTTAAAAAAGATTATGGAGATTATCTAACATATACACAAAGTGCAATTTATCAAGAAATTAGCGAAGTATTAGGAGAAGATAAATGAGTGAAATTGACAGAATCAACAATGATTTAGTTGTAGATGATATGGTATATAGACCAGTGTCAACACTTCCAAACCAAAACATAGAAGGACACCTTTGCATTAACTACAACGGCAAAGTGCTAGAGTTTAAGGACAAAGATTGTGCAAGTTACGTTAAAACTTTAAGAAAACTTCTGAAAGAGTGTAGAGAAAATATTGCCTCAATAGATTATGATTCGCCTGTTTTAGATAGAGAGCAATCTATATTGTTGAATAAAATCGACCAAGTATTACAGGAGAAAGAATAGATGATTGAACGGATAGGAAAATGTTTACTAACACTTGTAGTAATCCCTTTTATTTTATGTTGTCTTTGTTTTGTTGTATTGGTTGTTTTGTTATTACCTATAATCGTATTAATAAGACCTGATATTGTTAAAATAAACTGGAGACAGAATAGATGATTGATTTAGAAAAACTAGCAAAAGAACACGAGGCTTTGTTCAGTCATTGCGACCTTGCAAGCCAAATGGAAAAGTTGAGGGAAGAAAAATGCGAAGTTCAAGAAGCATATAGACAGTATTGTGAGGAACTTGCTGATGTCTTGATTGTATGTGCAGGAATTTACAGATTCAACCAAAAGAAAGCCATTGAAGAAAAGAATGCTGTTTATAATATCTGCGTGCTTATGGATATTGATTGGAAAGACCTTGACAAAGAAGTCAACCGCAAGTGGCAGATTAACCTCAAAAGAAAATGGGAATGGAACGGCAAAACTTATAAACACATCGGAAAGGACGGTAACGAATGACACAGCATAATTTAATCTTAGACTACATCAAAAAGCATAAAAGTATAACACCGTTTGAGGCTTATGATAAATTGGGTTGCACAAAACTAGCGACACGAATCTCTGAATTAAGAGCCAAAGGCGTTAAAATACAAGATGTTTGGCAGGATTCATATAATAGATTCGGTGAAAAAGTCAGATATAAAAAATATTTCATTTAATTAAAAATAATTATTGACTTTTATTTTTTTGAGGTTATAATAAGGGTATAATTTAACAGAAAGGAGCAAAAAATGATTTTATTAAATCTTGAAGTTTTGAATAAATTGGTAAATGGAGTTTCTAAAGATGAAGCACGTTATTATCTTAATGGAATTCATATTTACGATAAAGACGGAAGTCGTTATTATGAAGCGACAGACGGACATATTGCAATAAGAGCGGTTGCACCTATTGAAGAAGATAATCTGACAGAGGATTATGTTATTAAAATGCAATCGCCTGTAAAATCAAAGTTAAGTCAATGCGAACTTGTTATTGCAGACAAAGACACAGCGGTTCTGAAATGCGATAAAAAAGAGGCTTTTGATATAATAGACACACAATATCCTGATATTGACAGGATTCTTGTAAATGAATGTGTATATGCTGAAAAATACACAATATTTGACCCAGATGTTTTGAAAAAACTTGTAAAAGTCTATGGCAAAAATGATATTTTACAGCAACGACCGAAAATGACAGATGAGACATCGCCGGCACAATGGGAGTATGATGATAACGGAATTTATTACACGGTTATTGTAATGCCGATGAGAGTAAAGAAAGGCGGCGAATAAAATGAATCAATTAGTTTTAGAATTAAAACAGGCAAATGAAGATTTTGAGTTTTATCCGACAACTCACAAGATGTTTGAAAAGGTAAAACAATATTCAATACAGCATCGTTCAATTTTAGACATTGGTTGCGGAAACGCAGGATTAAGAAGTTATTTTCCTGATTCTGATTATTTTGCTATTGAAAAATCACAAATACTTATAAATAGACTTCCTGCTGATGTTTTTGTGTTAGGAACAGATTTTAATAATTGCACTTTGATTGATAAAAAAGTGGATATGATATTTTGTAATCCGCCTTATTCAGAGTTTAAGAATTGGACAATACGAATCATAAAAGAGGGTAATTTTAGAGAGGCTTTTTTAATTATTCCGCAACGCTGGAAAGATGATGCTGAAATACAGCAAGCCTTAATAAATTCTATGACAAAGTATGAAGTAATTGATACAACAGATTTTTTAGATGCTGAAAGACAAGCAAGGGCAAAAGTTGATATTATCAAGTTCACAAAGAGCGATTATATAAGTGAATCAGTTGACCCTTTTAAGACTTGGTTTGAAGAAACTTTTAATTTTAAGGAAAAGAAAGACACAGTTAGAGATTATGAAGTTTATGGTGAAGAAAAAGAAAAATTAAAAAATCAGCTTGTAACGGCAGAAAATAAGATTGAATATCTTGTAAATGTGTATAATGACGAAATGAATCGTTTATATGCAAGTTTTCAAGCAATATGCAATCTTGATGAAAAAACATTACACGACATTGGGGTTGAAACAAAAAAGGTTATAGAGTCGTTAAGATTTAAAATCCAAAACACAAAAATTTTATATTGGCATTTAGTCTTTGATTATCTTGATGAAATAACTAAAAGATTAACACATAACTCAAGAGAAGAGCTTTTCAGAAAATTTGAACGCTTGCAGGAGGTAGATTTTAACTATGATAATATTCAAGCGGTTGTGATTTGGGTTTTGAAAAATGCCTCAAGTTTATTTGATGACCAGTTAGTTAAACTTTATAAAGAATTCACATCACCTGACAATATAATTAAATATAAATCTAATCAGAGAGTGTTTAAGCGTAATGAATATTGGAGCACAAGATTTGATGATAAAAGTTCAGTATCACATTATTGCTTGACTTATAGAATGGTGGTTGATTGTTTACATTTCAGGAAATCATATTCTTGGAATGGTGAAGAAGTTGATACAGGAAAAACACAGACTATTGTTGATGATTTATCAGCGATTGCAAACAATCTTGGTTTTGAAGTTGTTTCAAAAGATATAGCTGCGGAGTTTGGCGAAAAATACTATATAATGGGTAAAGATAAACCTTTAATTGAGTTTAAACTTTATAAAAACGGAAATACGCACCTTAAGCTAGATATAGAGTTTTGCAAAGCTATGAATGTTGAAGTTGCTAGGTTGTTAGGCTGGATTCAAGATTTTAGTGAGGTGGCAAAAGAATTTCCTGACGATATGAAAGATGCAGGTAAATACTACGGAGCTAACTTCAGATTTAGTATTGAAAAACCGAATATTAAACTTTTGGGAGCGGCTTAATGAACAACCTAGATTTAGCCTCTGACTTGGCTCAATTTTATAGTTTGTTTCTACTTCTAAAAGATGCCACAAACGCAGATGTAATGAAGAAGTTAGAAAATCAAGAAAAAAACTATCTTGAGGATATAGTCAACAGGTTGGATATTATGGAAAAAAGATTAACAGCTATTGAGGAAAAATTAAAATGATGGATTTGTCAGATTTAAGGGGAAAGCATAATTTATCCGGCTGGGATGAAACAATATCAAAACAATTTTATGAATGGAGTAGCCCTTGCGAGGGTGTTTGTTTTATATTAGATGATGTTAAATATCAGATTTACCTAGACGAAGCTGATGGTTATAGAAGTTATTGTCGTGAGCTAGAAAGCGACCAAAGTGTTGATTGTAAAAACACTTTTACCCCTGTTGAAGTTCTTTGTATACACAAAGAAAGAGTTGACGGATTTTGTGATTATGGGAGTGATTTGTTGGAAATTTATGATATAAACAACGGAAAATTGATTGCAACGATAGGGACAAAATATACAGATGATTACTACCCTTGCGGAATAACAGAATGGATTCCTGAAAATATGAGTATAAATGAAAAAACTATTGATAAATAAAATAAACTATGTTATTATCTTTTATAGAGGTAAAAAATGGAAATAAAATTTGATAAACGAAACTATCGTAAACACAATGACCGAAACAAAGATTTAATCCGTAAAAGTTTAGATGAATGCGGTGCAGGTCGTTCAATCATCATAGATAACGAAGGCGAAATCATTGCAGGTAACGGCGTTTATGAACAAGCTCAAGCCTTAAATATGCCTGTAAAGGTTATAGAGTCAGACGGTTCAGAATTAGTCGTAGTAAAGCGAACAGATTTAAAAACAGATGATGAAAAGCGTAAAAAATTAGCAATTATGGACAACTCTACATCTGATACGTCAGAATTTGATATTGAATTATTAAAAACAGATTTTGAAATTCCTGAATTACAAGATTTAGGTTTACCAGTATTTGAAGAATCAGATATTGATGTGGATAGCTTTTTTGAAGATACAGAAGAAAAAGAAAAAAAGAAGAAAACGATAACTTGTCCTCATTGTGGAGAGGAGATTGAAGTTTGAGATTATATTTAGCGGGGGGGGTAACAGGTAATCTGAAACCTGACTTTCAAAAGACAATGAAATTATTTCTTGCAGGACAAAACGGAAGAAGTTGGTGTATTGAACAATACTGGAAGATGTTTTTAGCAGGTCAAGCACCGTGGAAAGATGAGGGTTTGTATGAAGATGTTTTTAGCAGGTCAAGCATATATATCCTTGAATCTTTTTACTATGCAGACGAATGGGTAGAAAAACACATACCTTTATTTAAGGATTTTCTACTGGATAGCGGAGCTTTTACTTTCTTTTCTGCTAAGCCTAAAAATGTTAATTGGGAAGAATACGTTGACCGATATGCTGATTTTATTAACCGTAATAAAGTAAATCATTTTTTTGAATTAGATATAGATAAACTTATCGGTTATGATAACGTATTAAAATTAAGAAAAAGACTTGAAACTAAAACAGGAAAACAATGTATTCCGGTATGGCATAAGTTTCGGGGGAAAGAAAATTTTATTTCAATGTGTGATGAATACCCTTATGTAGCGGTCGGCGGAATAGTTAGTAAAGAGATTGACCCGAAAGAATATCCTGTATTTACATATTTAATAAACGAAGCTCATAAACGAGGAGCTAAAATTCACGGTTTAGGATTTACGAATCTTGAAGGTATTACTAAGTATCATTTTGACAGTGTAGATTCTACCGCTTGGACGACCGGAAATAGATTCGGAGCTATTTATAAGTTTAATGGTAAGACAATGCAGAAGTTTAATAAAAAAGAAGGTCAACGTCTTGCGGATAGTCGGAAAGTGGCTTTAAATAACTTCATAGAATGGGTAAAATTTCAACAATATGCGGAGATGTGTTTATGAAAGCATTAGTTATATTAAGCGGAGGTTTAGATAGTACAACAGCTCTTTACTGGGCTAAGTCTAAATTTGACGAAGTTGAGGCTTTAACTTTTTATTATGGCTCTAAACATAATGATAAAGAATATCGTTATGCTTATATTCAATGTAAAAATCTTGGTATTAAACTAACAAGAATAAGTCTTGAATTTATAAATAATCATTTTAAATCAGATTTACTTCAATCAGGTGGGGAAATACCCGAAGGTTATTATAATGAAGAAAATATGAAATCTACCGTTGTTCCATTTAGAAACGGAATTATGCTATCAGTTGCGGCAGGTTTTGCAGAAAGTAATGATTGTGATGTATTAGTCTTAGGTAATCATAGCGGAGACCACGCTATTTATCCTGATTGCCGACCTGAATTTATTAAAGGTATTAAAGAGGCAATATATCAAGGAACAGAAAAGCATATTGAAGTAGTATCACCGTTTTGTGATATGAATAAAGCTGATATTGTTAGACTTGGTTCACAATTAGGTGTAGATTTTAGTCTGACTTATTCTTGCTATAAAGGCGGGGAAAAGCATTGCGGTAAATGCGGAACCTGCCAAGAACGAAAAGAGGCTTTTGAATTAGCTGGAGTAAAAGACCCAACGGAGTATGAATAATGGATTGGAAAGAAGTTGAATACTTTGTAGAGCAATTAGCAAAAGAGTTACCGAAAAATATAACAGGCGTTTACGGTATTCCGAGAGGCGGTTTATGTTTGGCTGTAATGTTATCTCATAAGTTAAATATACCGCTTTTAGCCGCTCCGAGTAAAAATTGTGTAGTGATTGATGATATTGCTGATACAGGCGAAACCTTATATCATTACAGAGAAAAAGGGTATTACATAGCAACTATGTATTATCATAAACAATCAAGAGTCGTTCCTGATTTTTGGTATAAAGAAAAAACAAATAAATGGATAGTCTTTCCGTGGGAGGTATAAATGTATTATATTAAGAAACGCTTAGAAGTAAGTGCAAGTCATAGACTTAAATTAAGTTATGAAAGTAAATGCCAGAATTTACACGGACATAACTGGATTATTTATGTTTATTGTAAATCTGAAACATTAAATCAAGACGGTATGGTAATAGATTTTACGCATATTAAAAAGAATATTCACGAAAAATTAGACCATCAAAACCTTAATGAAGTTCTAGACTTTAATCCGACAGCAGAAAATATGGCAAAATGGATAGTTGATACACTTCCGAATTGTTATAAAGCAACGGTAATTGAATCAGAAAATAACGAGGCTACATATGAATTATAAAGTAAATGAAATCTTTTATTCTGTTCAAGCAGAAGGAACTTACGCAGGAAAACCAAGTGTATTTATACGTCTTTGTGGTTGTAATCTTACTTGTCCTTGGTGCGATACGAAATACCATACAAAAGGCGAAATTTACACGAAAGAAGAAATAGAGGAAAGAGTTAATTATTTAACTCACGGTAATAAAGATGTGAATATTGTATTTACAGGCGGAGAGCCAACACTTCAATTAAAAGAAGATGAACCGTTATTAGAAGGTTATTTTAGAGCGATTGAAACAAACGGCACAAACAAAGTGCCAAGTTGGATTGATTGGATAACTTGCTCACCGAAGTCTGATATTGATTTTTCTGCGATTGGTAGAATGCCGGATGAAATAAAAGTCGTTTATGAATACGGTAGAGATAAATACCTTAAAAATTTATTAAATCTTAATATACCGTTATTTATTCAACCTTTGGAAGAAAATGGAAAAATGAATATTGCGGAAGTTTTTGATTTTATCAAAATGAATCCAAAATACAGATTGAGTTTACAATTCCATAAATTGATACACGTTAGATAGGAGGCAAAAATGAGAACAAATACAGCAGAAAAACATATTAAAGAAGTTTTAAAATACATTGGAGAAGATACGGAGCGAGAAGGTTTAATTGAAACACCGAAACGGATTCGTAAGGCTTATGATGAAGTTTTTAGTGGATATAAACAAAATCCTAAAGATTTAATGAAAACTTTTACCGAAGGCACTTGCCGAGAAATGGTAATCCTTAAAAATTGCGAATTTTATTCAATGTGCGAACATCATATGTTTCCGTTCTTTGGACATATTTCAATCGGATATATCCCGAATAAAAAGGTAATAGGTATTTCAAAACTTGCCCGTTTGGTTGATTGTTTTTCAAAGCGTATGCAGATACAAGAAAGAATGACAACACAGATTGCTGAATGTATTATGAAAGAACTAGATGCAAAAGGTGTTTATGTTGTATGCGAGGGTGTTCATTTTTGTATGCGTTCAAGAGGTATTAAAAAACAAGATGCCTCAATGGTTACTTCCGCAATAAGAGGTATTTTTGAAGAAAGTGCAGAGGCAAGACAAGAGTTTTTATCTTTGATTAAGGATTAAAATAATGACTAAAAGAAAAAATCCTAAAGATTTAGAAACAAGAGGGAGAAAAACAATTATGACTCCCGAAATAATAGCTAAACTAGAGCAGGCTTTTTCTATGGGTTGTTCTGATTTAGAGGCTTGTCTGCACGCAAATATAGGGAAAACGACACTTTATAACTATCAAAATGAAAACCCAAAATTTGTGGAGCGAAAAGAGCAACTAAAGGAAAAACATGTATTAAAGGCAAGAACAGTCATCGCAGAAGCACTTAATAAAAAAGATGAAAATACAGCAAAATGGTATCTTGAACGTAAGAAAAAAGACGAGTTCGGAAAAGCTGATACGGAAATCAATCTTGGCTTAAGTGTTGAAGTTAAAGACAATAAATCAAAAGATGCAATAGAAGATTTATGGAATGATTGAGTTTAGTAATGTATTCTTTAAGAACAAAGATGCTTGGAAAGATGATAATATAAAATATGTTATAAATCAGGGTGGAACTTCAAGCACTAAAACTTATTCAATACTTCAATTATTAACGTTACTTTCCATTAAAAAGCCTTATAAAATAGATATTGTCGGTTTGTCCGTGCCGCACTTAAAGAGCGGTGTGTTGAATGATATGCAAACAGTATGTCGTTCTTTAGGTTTTCCTTTTGATGCTTTTTATAAAGAAGGCGACAAAGTATTTAAACGAGGCGAGGGAAGTATAAACTTTTTAGCTTTTGATAAGTTAGGAAAAGCACACGGTGGTCGTAGAGATGTTTTATATATGAACGAGGCGAATCATCTTAATTATAACATTGCTGAGCAACTTATGATTCGTACTCGTAGAAAGGTCTTTATTGACTATAACCCGACAAACGCCTTTTGGGTGCATAAAAACATATTAGTAAATGAACCGGATAAAGCTGTTTTAATTAAATCTACATACAAAGATAATCCATTTTTAGAGCAATCAATTATAGATTCCATTGAGAGCAGGCGAGGCGATGGAAATAATAACTTTTGGCGTGTCTATGGTATGGGTGAGCTTGGTATTGCCGAAGGGCTTATATTTAACAACTTTGAACAAGCTGATTTTGATATTGAAAGATTTTCAGAATACAGAAACGGTATTGACTGGGGATTTAGTAACGACCCGTTTGCCTTTGTTAGAGTGGCGATAGAAAATGATTGTTTATATGTATGTAAAGAAATATACCAAACAAACCTATTAAATAAAGACTCCGCTCCTATGGTTAAAGAAATCGTGAAAAATGAAATAGTTACTTGCGATAGTGCAGAGCCGAAGTCGGTAGCTGATTTTAGAACATACGGAATCAATGCTATGTCTGCCCGAAAAGGTGCAGGAAGTATTGAGTCAGGTATTAAGTTTTTACAATCGTTTAAGAAAATCTATATACATAAGAATTGTCCGAATGTTTATGATGAGTTTTGTAATTATCAATGGAAGTTAGATAAAAACGGCGAAGCACTTCCACAGCCTGTTGATGCTTTCAACCACGGGATAGACGGCATAAGATACGCATTAGAATCAGATATGGCACATAATAAGGTAACAGCAATAAAAAGCCTTTGGGATTAAGATATTGACAATCATTAAAAATCGTATATTCTAAATATATACGGAGGCAAAGTATGTATATCACTGGAAGCAATAATATCACACCGAACAATATTCAAAACTGGATTCAAACGTTTAACAGCCAAAACATTAAATACTCAAAATTAGAGAGTTACTACAAAGGCGAGGACTTCTTAAATAAGGTTGAAACTGAACTTGACAAGGCAAACAAGCGACAAGTTAATAATATCCACTCTAACCTAGCAAGAATGATTGTAAATAATGCTTGTGGGTATTTTATGGGTAAACCAGTTACTTATACCTTTGAAGATGCAGGTTTTCAGAAAATCGTAGAGGAAGTATTATGGCGAAATGATGAGCAAGCCGAAAATCAGACTTTGGCAAAGATTGCGAGTAAATTCGGTGTTGCTTATGAGCTTATGGGATTAAATGAAGACAAGCAGATATTCATTAAAGACCTTTCACCATTAAACACGTTCTTTGTTGTAGATGATACCATTCTTGAGAATAAAATTTGTGCTATTACATACTGGACACGAAACATTAACGGAAACCCAGTAACAAAAGGCTACGTTTATACTAAAGACGAGATTATTCCTTTTACTGGGGACAGAGCATATACTTTTGGACAGCCCGAAGTAAATCCATTCAAGCCGATTATTCCAGTATTTGAATATAAGAATAATGATGAATGTTTAGGCGATTATGAGCCGGTTACAGAACTATTATCAGCATATAGCAAATTGTTATCCACAAATTTTGATGATGTTGATTCGGTTGCTAACTCTATTTTAGCTTTAATCAATGCAAAAATTAACCGTGATGAAGTGCAAGAGCTTAAAAAGAGCCGTATTCTGGAGTTAATGGGCGAAAATACCGACATTAGATATTTGAATAAGTCTTTAGACAAGAATTATGTTGAATACCTAAGGGAAGCGTTAAGAGATGATATTTTTTCTATTACCAACGTGCCTGACCTAACAGACGAAAAGTTTGCGGGCAATCAATCCGGTGTTGCTTTGTCTTATAAGTTAATCGGATTTGAAAATTTACGACTGATTAAAAAGAACTACTTTGAGAAAGGACTTTACCAAAGATTAAGATGCTTGCTTAATTATAAGAATCTATCAGAAACGCCTTTGGAAATCGGAGAAGGCGATGTTACAATAACATTCCAAGTCAATTTGCCGAGTAACATAGATAAAGACAAACAGTATTCTGAATTATACAATGCAGGCGTATTAAGTCTTGAAACGACATTAGAGTTAATGGAATCCGTTGACGATGTGCAAGAAGAACTAAAACGAATTGAGAGTGAAAAGCCTAGTTTGGAAGAAGTAAATGGATACGCAGGAACTGGAGCAACGGCTCAAGAGTGAGTTTGAAAAAGTCATAGACAATCCAAGCGATAAAAGAATCAAGCGTTATCGTGAAGTTGAAAATGCTTTGCTTGCTCTTTGGGTTAAAGAGTTGTTTTCTGACCTAGTCGGGGACATTAACACGGCTATTCAAACAGGCAAGACAAGAGCCGTTAAGCAGTTGCGAGGCAAAGGGTTCAAAAAGGAATTAGACAACTCTAAAATATATCAACAGCTATCAGAGGCAAAAAAACAGCAATTAAGAGCAGAATTAGACCGAGTTATTGCAGGGGTTAAGATAAACTCACGCCGTAATATATCGGAAATGCGAAACGCTTTTATACTGGAGAAAAAAAAACTTGCTTCAGATTTTTTAGGCACATTCAAAAAGTATGGCGTAGCTTATTTTGTAGATAGAGGCGGTGCTCGGTGGACACTTGACCGATATGTAAATATGTTATCAACAACAACGGTAATTAGTGCAAGACGTGAGGCTTTTTTTGCCAAGTCTTTAGAGTGGGGTAATGATTTAGTTAGAGTTTTACACTTAGGCACAGACCACGAGCCGTGTCCATTATGCGAGCCGTTTGAAGGTAAAGTATTGAGCATTACAGGCAAGACACGAGGTTATATGAGCGTATCAGATGCCGAGAATCTAGGTTTATTTCACCCGAATTGCGACCACGCTTTAGAATTAGCTCCAGAAGATATAGTGGAATCAGAAAAAGAGGTTGAGCCTGACGAGGCAAACCTTAAATATCAAGAACGATTAAAGTAATTAGTTTTCACTATTGACAAGCCTTTTTTTTATTCGTATATTATACACAGCCCTAGCAAGGCGTTAAATAAGCGAAAATTAGAGAGGTAAAATATGGAAATTTCAGAAGAAGATTTGAATAAGAAAATTGCCGAAGCACAGGCAGAGGCTAAAAAAGGACTTTTAACTCAAGAAGACTTTGATAAAGCACTTTCCAAGAGAATCAACGAACTCACGGAAAAGCACAAAAAAGACCTTGAGGAAAAAGAAAAGACCGCCAAAATGACGGCAGAGGAAAAGCAAAAACACGACTTTGAGGTATTAACCAAAGAGCGTGATGAGTTAAAAAACTCTTTGGCTCAAAAAGAGCATAAAGAAAAACTGTTATCCTTAATGACCGAAAAAAAGGTGGATAATTCTTTTTATGAAATGTTTTCAAACGTTACCGATATTGAGAAAGCAGGGCAGATGATGGATAAGTTCAACGAAACCTTAAAGGCTCAAGTTGATGCAGAAGTTGATAAAAAAATCAATCCGCACGTTCCTTCATCTGGTGGTAATAACAATGATGACGCCCAGTTACGTAAAGCTATGGGCTTATAGGAGAAATTAAAATGCCAAATAATATTCAATTAGTTCAAAAGATGTTACCGCTTTTGGACGAAGTTTATAAGAAATCGGCACGTTCTGCAGGTTTGGAAGCTCCTGCTGAGTTTGTTCGTGAATCCGCTGACGCTAATTCTGTCAAGATTGCTAAAATGGCACTTGTAGGACTTGGCAACTATTCAAAAGCAAACGGATTCCCTGATGGCGATGTTTCTTTGACTTGGGAAATACATCAATTCACAAATGACCGTGCTCGCAGATTCTCTATTGACCGTATGGATAATATTGAATCGTTTAGCTTGACCGCCGCACGTTTGGTTGGTGAAGAAATGAGAATGGAAATTGTGCCAGAAGTTGATGCTTATCGTTTTGCTAAAATTGCAAGCAAAGCTGGCATTAACACAGCAAGTGCTGATTTGACTGCTGCTACTACAAAGGCGGCTTTAGATACAGCTATTGTTACATTGCAAGAAAAAGAAGTTGATGATGACCGTTTGGTTATCTTTATGACTCCAACCATTGCACAAAACTTGTCTGATAATATCGTTCGTACTACTTTGAACGGCGACAAGAATGTAAACAATGTAATTGAAACCTACAACGGTATTCAGATTGTACGTGTTCCGCAGACTCGTTTCTATTCTGAAATCACATTGAATGCAGGTGCGACTTCTAGTGCAGGTGGTTATGCAAAAGGCACTAATGGCAAGAACATTAACTTCATTGTAATGGATAGAGGTGCTTGCTACAATGTAACGAAGTTGAATATTGCTAAAGTATTCACACCTGATGAAAATCAGAATAAAGATGCTTGGCAGTTTGACTTCCGTCTGTATCACGATACTTTCATTTTGGATAACAAAGTTAGCGGAATTTATGCTCACTTAGCAACAGCTTAGGAGTAACGCCTATGTTAATGAAAAAAGAAGGTATTGTCCGAGACGTTGAGGAAATGGAAGTTCAAAAGTTCAAAGAACTTGGTTACGAAGAAGTAAAAACCGATCCGGAGAAAAAAGAGCCTCCAAAACGTAAAAAAGAGGACTAAAGAAGAGGGTGGAGAAAATCCACCCTTTTTTATTAAATAAATTAAAAAAACTATTGACTTTTATTTTTTTGTGTATATAATATAATTTAATAAAGAAAGGAGCAAAAATGATCAAAGCGGGTCAAATTTATAGAGAGATTGGGTTTCCAAGATATGTTGTTACTCTCGTAGAAAATTCAAAAGATTTTCCTAAGATGAATAGAGTTCATTATGTTTGTGCAAACGGCGAATCTATGTCTGGAGAACGTGAAAAATTTGAATATAGCGTAAAAATGGGCGAGGTGGATAAAGAAAATTATCCGGTTCTTATCGCTGAATATCCGACTTGGCAAGAAGCTGTAAACAGTAAAGAATTTAAAGGAGAATGAGTAATGAAAAATAGAAGCACAGAGGAACTGTTGGCAATCTATTCATATTTGGTTGGTTTTGATAAAAATGGTTTGGAAAAAGAATTAAAAAAACTCCAAGCGAGTGATGAGACAAAAGAAAAAATCATAAAGGCTTTTGATGAGTATAAAAAATTCATTAAAAAGGTAAAAAAAATTCTTGAATCATAAAAATATAGGCTTGCAGAAATGCAAGTCTTTTTATATTGCGTTTTATAAAAATTCTGTTAATCTATATTCAGAGGTGCAATATGATAGAAATAAATGGCAAAGAATATCCGACTTATGCAACTGTAGAACAAGCTGACGAGTATTTTCAAGCAAGCTATGGTTCAGAGTGGGAAAATTTAGATGATGAAGATAAAGAAAAACTTTTAGTTACAGCGACAAGAAGTATTGATAAATCAGAATATCGTGGAAAAAAGGCAAATGAAGAACAACCTTTACAATTTCCGAGAATCATTAACGGAAAATTAACAGATGATGACCTTTTGATGAGGGCTTGCTGTGAAGAAGCAATGGCGATTTATTCAAACGGGCAGACTAAAGATTACCGAGGTATTAAAAGAATAGACGTTCAAGACACTTCTATTGAGTTTAATTCAAACGTAGAAGATTCACAATATGCTAGTGATGTTGCAGATGATTTATTACTTCCTTATCGTTATTTAGGGGTTAGCGTGCTATATTGAGAATACGGACAGTTGCGGACATTGGCAGAAGTAACACGCACAGGCTGAAAGAAAAATATGCACAGCTTGGTAAAAAATCTTTGACTGTTGGCATTCATAAAAAAGACAATAAGCATTATAGGTCTAAAGGGAAATTTGGTAAGTTTTTAAAAAGTCTTTTAGGAGAAACTCCAACAACGGCTCAAGTGGGATTTTGGCAAGAGTTCGGGCATTATGCAAGTGGTGGAAGGTCTTTTATACTTCCGAAAGTTTGGTTAAGGATTTTTAGTTTAGACGAATCAGAACATAACAAAATGATAGAAGAGGCAAGAGCGGCTTTTATCTATAATGACAATATAGATAAGGCTTTGAAACAATTAGGCAAGTATATGAGGGATAGGATAAAAGAGAGGATTTACAATAATGAGGTAAAACCTCACTCCAACAAAGATGGCACGACTTTAATTGATACAGGGCAACTGGTTGAATCTATTAACTTTGAGTTAAAAAATGCAGGTAAGAACGATTTTGTTGATATTGATAGTTTAATGGAATCAATACATAATAGAGGGTAAGATGTTTAACAGAGCTTTGAATTTAATCTTGGAAAACGAAAAAGTGGAAGTTTACGAAAAAAAGACCACTGTTAAACCGAGTGGCGGAACGTCTATTCAATGGGTAAAGCTTGGAACGATTTTGTGTAATATCCAAGCCGACCACCGATACGGCGAGGTTTTAGCAAATTCGGAATCAGGCGATAAAATAAGGGCAGTTTATAACTTATACACACGTTCTGAAATTAAAGACGGACAACGGATTAAAAGGGACGGCGTTATGTATGAAATACGCCACGTTGAACATAACGGACGTAAAACTATCTTAGAGCACTATAAAGGATACTTAGAAAGGGTTACACAATGAAAGATAAAATAAGACAATTTGTTGTGGATAATCTACCGAGTGAGTTTAGTTCAAAAACATATTGGGCAAACGAGAGAAAAGACGAGCCAGAAAAGCCGTTTTGTTTATTAAGGGAAATTATACCCGAACAAACTGATTCACGCACTAGCGAGCGAGAAATTGACAATAACGTTCAAGAAGTAACGATGTATAAAAATAAAGTAGTTACTATGTCAATTTTTGTTGACGGCAGAGAAGATGTAGGCGACTTGGACGAACAGAATCGTTTTGCACAAACCACAGCGAGAAATCTTAAAAATAGTTTTGAAACTTTAGATGCCGCTTGGACGCTTGATACAGATGGTTTATCGGTTAATGGAATCTCTAGTTTGAGGGACTTGACAACCGTAGAAGAGGGCGGTTATAATTACAGGTATGAGTTTGATATTACATTCGGATATAACGAGGTAATGTTAATTCATAAAGAAGTCGGAAAAGACGTCAATTTGCAGATTGAGAGGAAAGTATGATAAATTTAAATAAATTAGTTGAAATTGGCTTTACGCTACCGCAAGCGACTGACATCTCTGCTTATTTAGCGAATGTTGGTTATCTTGCAAAAATTACATCATCTGATTTAGCAGATGGTTTTGTTATTCCTGCTGATAAGCATTTTGTGATTAGTGATGTAAGCGGATTAAATTCTGCTTTGAAATCAGGCACAAAATTCTATCAAGATATTAACGCAATCTTAGCACAAAAAGGAAATACGAAACCGAATCAAGGCAGAGTAAATGAAATTCACGTTTTTGTGTATGATGATATTTCAGACGGTTTTGATGCCTTCTTTGCTTTGAATGCTAACTGGAGTCAATTATTGATTGATTCCGATGTAACGGCGGATATTGTGGCTATTGCAGGCAAGGTTGAAACTACAGGCAGAATGTTTATTGCACAGCCGAGCGATGCCGTAACGGTTGCTGAAACATTGGCAGGTTTAGGATATTCTAATACTAAGATTGTTAAACACATCTCGAGCGAATCTTTACAAGGTGCTTTGGTTGGTGTGTTAGCAAATGGCAATCTTGGTTCTGTTGGCGACCTTTATTCAGAGTTTAAGGGCGTTACTCCGCAAGAATACACCGCAACTGAAATGTCGGATATGGATGCGGCAAATGTTGCTTATTATTCAACTGTAAACGCTATCAATGGCGGCGGTGTTGAACAATACGGACGTTCTATACTTTACGGAAACAAACAAGTAAATGGTGAAATTACAAAACGCAGATATATTAGATACACTTTAGACCTCTTGTTAAAAGCGAAAGTTTTAGACTTCTTGGCTAAAAAATTAACCTATCAAGAAAGCTCAAATAACATCTTGGAAGGTATGCTAAAAGAAGTTTTAATCGGTTCACAAAGTAACGATTTAATCGTTGAGGATTCAGAAGATACAAATGGATTCTATATTAAATGTATGCCGATTGCAGAAGTTAAAAAGTATTACCCTGCTGATTATTCTAATCAAGTATATCACGCAAATGGTTGGTATATTGACGCATTGACTGGAACGAAAGTCATTATTGATTTGGCAGTAAATCCGTCTGATGCAGAAAAAACAGCGATTGAGTTATAGGAGGCAAAATGAAATACGACCCGAAATTACAATTTTTAAGCATTAACGGAATCAATGTAACGAACTTTGGTGATGCTTTTGTTGAACATTCTCGTGAAGGCGATGCTATTGAGAGAGTAAAAGGTATTCTTGGCGACCCAGTAACAATTGCTAAGTATGACCAGTTTGATACATTCAGAGTTACACAAAATGTCTTTTCTCCATTAAAAGGACAAATTGACAACTGGGAAAAGTATCATACTGCCTTGACCTTGCAATATAAGGATAACAATACAGGCGTTACGAAATCGTCAACAACTGCTTATATTCAATCTCATACAGAGCCAGTTGACGGACAGCAATGGGAATTTATCGTATATTGCGAGGAAGTTAAATAATGAAACGTTTTGAAGTCAATTATGATGGACATACATATGCAAGAAACGCTTTAAACTTTGGTGAATTAACCGAGTTCGGATTGCGTATTATGGAGCGTGTAACAGGCTTTGGAAGTGTAGTAGGGGTTACGTTTGCTAATAAATTCGAGCAGGGCGATAACCTCTACTCATTTTATAAGACCATTAAAGATGTTTTTAATAAAGACGATTGGAAATGGCTTGTAGAATTATTTTTACACTCCAAGTCGGCTTGCTTGTCTATTGATGGAATAGATGTAGATGAGGAAGAACTGAACGAGCATTTTGCAGGCGATTTTCTCAAAGTGTATTATGTAACGTGTGAAATGGCGTGGCATAATTTGGGGGAATTCAAAGGCTTGAAAGAGAAATTGAACGGACAATTGGGGAGCATCGTGGACTCTTTAAGACTTCTGGTAGAACAGCAAACAGCAATGATACAAGAAGGACTAGAGAAGAAACAGAAAGAGAAATCAAAAAAACAGTAATATCGTATTCTGTTTTTTTTACACAAAACCATCTCCCTTTCAAGCCAGACGATGTTTACAAAATGGATATTGACGAACTTGCTATAACTTATGATTTGATTGTAAATCAACTTGATGAACAAAGGAAAGCATTAAATGCCGAGTAGATTAGATAAAATAGATGAGTTTATTGTTGAAACCATTTTTGAAGATAACGGAGCCGTAAAAGGTTTTCAGATTCTTGAAAATCAGCAGAAAAAAGTTATTGCAAACAATGGTCGGCTTGAAAAAACGAATCAAAGAGTGTCCAAATCTTTTGATAAAGTAAAGACATCGGGGTTTGAACTTGGCAGAGCTTTACGGTTTATAGGTGGTTATCTTGGAGTAAAAGCATTATTGAACTATGCTGATACTTGGACTCAAATTAAATCACAATTAGCATTGATAACGGAATCCGACAAGGAAAGATTATCAATTCAAGAACAACTTTATAAGATAGCACAAAAGACAAGACAAGAAATGCCTGCAACTGTTGATTTGTTCACAAAATTAACAAACAATGCTAAAAATCTTAATTTAAGTGAAGAAAAGCGACTTGAATTAACCGACCTTATAAACAAGGCTTTAGTTGCAGGTGGCGGAACTTCGGAAGAAAATAGACGTGTTTTGTTGCAGTTCGGACAAGCTTTAGGAATTGGTAAATTTGCAGGACAAGATTTAAAAGCTATAACTCAAGGAAATCAGGGGTTTGCCAAAACTATTGCACAAGGTCTTGGTGTTGATATAGGTCAACTTCCAGAAATGGGGCAAAAAGGTCAATTAACATCTCAAAAAGTAATCAATGCCATTCTCAAACAGAGCAACCAAATAAATAAATCGTTTAGTAAAATAGCTCCGACTTTTAAGGATTCGATGACGCAAATAAGTAATTCCTTTGGTAGGCTTGTTAATAAACTAAATGAAGTGACAGGGGCGGTAAATAAAATTGCTTATGGAATGGATAAGATAACAAAAATAATAGATTTTCTTGCAGAACACGCAAGAGGATTGGCAAATATATTTGGTGGTATTTTATTCTTTAAGTTTACGAAATTTATGAAAGCCTTAGCAGGTTCAAATATCGTAATAGGGTATTTGGCAGATTCGTTAAAATACTTTGTAAGGGGTTCTATGACGAGATTCTCTTTGAGCATCGGAAAAGCTATGGCAACCTTAACAGGAATGGAAAAACTTGTCCGTATAGGGTTTATTCCTGCAATAAAAATGTTAGGTGCGGTTGCGTGGAAAGCGATGTTGCCTTTCTTAAAATTCCAACTTATTTTATATTTATTAGAAGAAATTTGGAAATTCTTCAAAGGGGA